TAAAGCAAAGGCTCCTATGTATGAACACATGAGTGGTAAGGCAACAGCTAAAGCAAAGGCTCCTATGTATGAACACATGAGTGGTAAGGCAACAGCTAAAGCAAAGGCTCCTATGTATGAATACATGACTGGTAAGGCAACAGCTAAAGCAAAGGCTCCTGGTAAGGGAAAGTCTTCTATGTATGAAAACTATGGAACATCTCAATATGATTGGGCTGAAAATATGACAAATAATCAAGAAGGTTTTACTAATGTAAATAAGTTATATTCTATCAATGATGGTTATGAACTTCAAGTTCCTATATCAAAATCAACATGTTCAACAAAATGTTGTGGATACTATTGGAATGAAAAAGATAGTAATATGTTCAAGAAAGATGACCCAGTTAAATGGGAAGATGTAGGTGTTGGTAAAAAATATAGAACATCTAATACAGTATGTATGGGAGATGGTGTAACACCTCCTGGTTGTAGGTGTCATACAGTAGATCAATATGAATTACTTGCAAAAAGAGGAGGAAATGGAAGTAAAGATTATTAATTTAAATTTTGTTTAATATGAAATAATATAATATATATTATATTATGGCTAATTCAAATTATTTGACTGAAATTAAAAAAGAATATACAATTCAACTTGTAAACATGTTAACTCCTGCAATATATGAAGGTATCAATTCAGTTTATTCTGAAGTTAAAAAACTATCAAAAGATGGTGAAGAATTAAAAATATTTCAAGGGTTTTTAACAAAGATTCCATCATGGAGTGAACAAATAGTATCAATTGAAGCAACAAGAATTAAAACAGTTACACCAAATTCTGAAATTTTTGATGATTTAATAAAAGCAGTAATTCAATCAAATATTTTATTATTAACTTCAACTGATTTAAATGAAAAACAAAAAGCATTAAAAGAATTTAATATTCAATTAAATTATAATAAATTCATTCATAATGTTTATATTGAAGTTGCAAAGACCTTTTATAATTATCCATTTTTATTTTTTCACAAAGTACCTGCACTAGAATATAAAAAAAATCAATTAAAGTCTCATAAATTAATTAAAGAAGCAATTGAAGAAGCAATTAGAAAAATGTTACCTTTACAATTAATTCTTAAAAAATATCTAGGTATAATGTCTGAAATAAATGATGATAAATATTTAAAATCTTTAGTTAAAACTGAAGATAATAAACAACAATACCAATTAGTAAATTCCCAAAAAAATAAAGCAAATATTGATCTAAGTGCATATTCAGAAACAGATCAAAAAACTCGTATAAATGGTGTAGTTCAATCTCAACCACCACTTTCATTAAAAGAAATATATGAACAACAAAAGAAAGCTGGATTAAATTCAGCATCTGTTAAACATATACCATTAACAGAAAATAAACAAAATGATATTAAAAGTGAAATTAAAAAATCCGATAAAAGAGTTAATGTAATCATACCAGCTGAATCAAATAAGCCTAATTTTAGCAAGCAAAAAAATGATTCCGAAACAAGTCAACCATATCATCAACAAGATGGAGGTATTGAAGAAGAGTTTAGTAATATGCACAAAGAATCAAAAAATAAATTAAATACTTTATCTGAAGAAGGTTCTGGATCAGAATCAAAGAAAAATAATGTATTTAATTTTAGGGGATATTAATTTAAAACTATAAAAAAAAATATAAATTAGTTATATGGAAAATCTATTTACAAAACTCGATTTTGATAATCCACTTTTAGATGGATCAATTTCTTTCTTATTAGTAACATTATTTCAATATATTGAAAGCATATATGATGAAAAGAAAACAATATCATTAAGATTATCATTAATGGTTTTCTTTATTGTTTTCTTAATTGTATATTACCTTGAAAGTAAATACACAAAACTAAATATATCAACACAAGAGATATTTACTGATATGGGAGCATTTTAAATTATATTTTTTATATAATTTAAAATATTTTTTCTTATGTATATTATAATGACTACATTAAATGTAAATGGTCAGGTTTTACCTATCAAAGAATTTAATTTAGACAGTTTAATATATAAATCTGATAAAACATTTTTGCATCCACGTATATGTATAATTGCAAAATCTAATAGTGGTAAATCATGGGTAATACGAGAAATTATGAAAAAAATGAGTGATATACCTGCTGGAGTTATTATTGCACCAACTGATAGATTAAACAAATTTTACGATGATATTTTTCCTCCTGCATTTATACATCATGAATATAAACCAGAAATAATGGAAAGATTATTAAGAAGACAAGATAAAATAATAGATAAAAATAATGCTAGATTAAAAATATCAAAAAAACCTATAGATACTCGTGTTTTATTCATTATGGATGATTGCATGAGTGCTAAAAAACAATGGGCAGAAGATTCAAACTTCTTATCTATCATGAATGAAGGACGTCATAGACACATTAATTATATATTATCTATGCAATATTCACTTGGTATTTTACCAGAATATCGTTCACAATTTAATTTTATATTTTTATTAGCAGAGGATATTCGAATGAATAGAAAGAAGTTATACGAACATTATGCTGGTATGTTTCCGACTTTTGAGTTATTTGAAAGTGTATTCTTACAAATGACACAAAATTATGGTTGTATGGTTATTGATAACAGTTCTAGATCAATTGATCTAAAAGAAAGAATATTCTATTTTAAAGCTTCTGCTATATCTAATTTTCCGATTGCAAGTAGTAGATTTATAGATTTTAATAAAAAGTTTTTTGATCCAAATCATGGAAAAAAAGAAAATATATTTGATGTAAATGAATATATGATTAGAAAAAAAGCAAATGTATTAGTTAGAGTTACAAAATAATTTATACAGAACTAGAAACATCTGGAGCTAATAAATTAATTTTTGTAACAGAATCATTATTTTTATTACTCATTTTCATAACGGTTTTACTTATTTTTTGTAGTTTTTTATTCATTTTTGCAATTTCATTATTATACTTTTTAGTATTGTCACCAATATCATCATTATTCATATCAGCATCAGCTAAATTTTTTATATCTGTCTCGTATTTACGATATTTTGTAATCTCTACATCTTCATCACCAACACCTTTTGCTTTTTGAATATTATATTTGTTACCAATATCGGTATTTTTTCCATTTAGTCTTTTTAAAATTTTTTTATCATTTCCATCTACACTTAATGTCATATCACCATCTAATATTTTCATACCATATAATCGTTGATTACCCTTTACCGACATTTTATTTTCTTCATTCATTTTATTTTGCGGTCTCTTTTTTAATGGTATTAAACAACCATCTTCATTTAATGTTCTTCTAAAAAATAGATTTTTATCATCAAAATTACCAAGCCATGGTGCTTGTTGTTCAAACATTGATTTAAAAATCTCTGTAACCTTAACTGGTTCTTTTGCATCTTCCTCTAATGTTCTTGGAACATATCTAACACATTCTTTAACTGGTTTTTCTACTTCTGTATATGCTCTAGCTATCCCAATAGATATAAATATTATAGATATAGTAAATATTAAATAAGAAATATAATTTGAATCCATATTATATAATATAAATTAAATTTTATTATATAATATTACTCACTATTGCGTTATGATCTGATATTGTTGTACTATAAACAAATGTACTTAATGATTTTAATGATGATTTTTTATGCAATAGTATAAAATCAGTTTGTTCTCCCTTATTAAAATTTGTTATATAACTTTTATTCATTGAATTATTAAATATATTAATAATTGGGGTACGTTTTTCATTCCATTTTAAATATTTATTATTTTGATATAAATTAAAACCAAAATCACCACATAATATAACTTCATTTTTATTCATATTTGAAATTATATTTGATATTACCTTATTTTGTATCTCAATAATATTGTCATTTTTTTCAATACTATTAGAAATATCTTCTTTTTCTAATAATTCTAAATTTCCAATTGTAATTACTTTATTCTTAAATTTAATATCTATGAAACTAATATTCTTATTAATGAATAATTGATAACCTATATTATTTATGATTTCTTTTTTTGAATATATTGCATTTGCATTATATATGTAATTTCTTAATTCATTTTTACAAAAATTTCCAGCATTTTTATCAAAAATTACTTTATATATATATCCAATTTTTGCCATTTCTTCATTTAAATACTCAAAATTAATTTTACTAATTTCTTTATTATCAACTATATCTTGATCTATCTTTTTATTTAATATAGGAGACATATTCTGTAAGCATAAGATATCAGCTTTAATATCTTTAAACATATTTATAAATCTTTCTATATTTCTTGGCGTTTCAAAAATATTTAAATTCTCTCCAAATAAAGGATTTATACCTTGATTACATCTGGTTACAAAATGATGTACGTTAAAACTACATATTCTTAATATGGAATCATTTTTATCCTTTATGGTATTTTCTATTTTTTTATTACAATTAATTGTATTACTAATATTCCAATCTTCTCCTTCATAAATATATGGTTTATTATCAGATAGATATCTTAAAAATGGATTATAACCCATTTCTATTAATTCATTTTCATTTGGGTATATTTTCTTTTTATCCGAAATATCTTTAATTTCATTGTACAAATCTTCCATTTTATAACCACCTAAAATCTCGTCTGATTTATTATTTATTTTTGTCATTTCTAACCATTTTTTTACATTCTCGATAGGTTGTACATCAAGGTTATGTCTGTCTTTCAAATAGAATTGTACTGTTTTTATATATCCATTTATATCAGTGATTGGTGTTTCTTCATTCTTTTTAGTTTCACTATTATATCTTCTTGCTGATTTTGGTATGTCTATTTCATAATTCAAATTTAATAATCTTCTTAATACTAATAAATCTGCTATTTGTGCAGGCCTACCTTTTCTTAGTGCTCTAATAGGTATTTCATATTTTAATCTCATAAATTTCATTCCACTAAAATAGAAAGAAGTATTTGGATCTAATATAAATTCATTATAATTATCATATTTTGTAAGAGTCTTCATTCTAATCTTTAATTCATTTTCCCAATATTCAGTCCAATCTTTACTATATTTATACGATGCATCATATTCATCTATTATTTGTTTTAATATTTGTTTATCTATGTTTAAATCATCACATAACATTAAATCAACATCATTTAATTCTCTAACCCCATATAATGATAATACACTACTAGAGGTTATTAGAAATTTATATTGTTCTGGAATTGATAGATTATATAATTTCTTTTTTAAATTATATAATTGTCTTTGACTGTTAGTAAAATTAATAAACCTCCAACATGCTTGTTTTTTTAAAAAATTTATACTATTTTCATTAAAGAATAAATCTGCATATTCTACGGCTTCATTAAATGTATCATTTATGTGTAAATAATCATGGCCTCTTGGATATGCATCATCAGTTGGTTCAACTTTAGTTATTTTTAAATCAGGATCTAAAAATATGTTTCTTAAATTTGTTTTAAAATCAACTGAACTTCCAAAGATTTTTATATCTTTATTTGGATGAAATATTACAATTTTTATTTTTTTAGTTTCATTTAAATATGGATACATACCTAATCTATTAACCTTATATATAATACCAGAGTTATTTTTCATTCTATAGGTATTTATATATTGCTGAAAAATTATATTATATAACATTTGATAAGTAATTTCTATTTCTTTTTGATAATATATTTTCCCATTTTTTTTTAATAAATTAATGAATTCGTCATATTTGTCTTCTTTTTCAACTGCTTTAGGAAATAATACTATTATACCTATTCCTGGAAAACATTTAATATATTCACGAATTATTTTATCATTTAAATCATTTTGATCTAATTCACCATCTATTTTTATATCTTTTATTTCATTATATAAGTTTTTGTAGTAATCATAATTTTTAAAATAATCTTTTAAATATTCAATTACTTTTTTATACTCATATGGTTCAATTTTAGTTATAGGACTTAATTCCTTATTGATATTCCAATTTATTATATTGTTTTTATTCATTAAATATATTTCTTAATATATTTAATTTAGATAAAAAATTGTGTTTTAATGTTCATATTTTTACTGTTCATATTTTTATAGGTTTATAAATTAACTTTGTGCTTTTGCGGATGCCTTTGCTAATGTTTCTTCGTATTTCTTTTGTGCTGCAGCAATTTCATCTTTTAATTTTCTTACTTTATCTTCTTTAGATTGAATTTGACCTTTCTTTTCATCTATTTCTTTTTTACTTTCCTTTACTTTTTCTTCCTTTTCTTTTAATTGTTGCTCTTTTTCATTTAGTGAATCTTCCATTTTTGGTAATGAGGATGTTTCTCTAATTGTTGATTCAGATTTATTCTTTTCTTTCTTATCTTTTGTATCTTGTAAAGCTTTAGATACCATGTCTGCTTTTCTTTGCTCAAACATTTGCTTACCTTTTTCTTGATTTTCTTTATAGCCTTTCATGAGTCTATTTAATTCTTCATCTTTATAAACTGCATCTTTTGCTTTGTCTGGATCATCTTCAAATGGACACCATTTACCAACTTCTGCTAAATAAATATTTACATTTGAATCAATTGAATTTAAATATTGGATTCTTTTTTGAGCTTCATCAACTGATTCATATGAGCCTCTTACTTTAAATGTGTGCATAGTAATTTTCTTTTGTTCAACTTCTTTTTCTTTCTTAAATCTTGCTATTTGAGTCTTTAATGAAGCTAATTCTTTTAATACTTCATTATGTTTTTCAACAGTTACTGTTTCGCCAGTAACTTCATCTGCAGGTATAACTTCATCTAAAATTTTTTCATCTAGTTCCATAGATTGTTTAAAATTTTTGGGAGTTAATACACTAACTACACAATATTTTTGGGATGAGATTATAGGGTCTTCATCTAGGTAATCTACTTTATCAGTCATATTATATTATCATAATATATCTTTAAATTAGTATTTAAACTAATTTAAAAACTATAATTAAATTTAAAGTAAGGTTAATTCGGCTTGATCATATTTGAGTCTTAAGTGACCAAATGTTGTATAATAATCTTTAGGATCTAAGGATGTTACAAAGGTTTTTCCACTTGATACAATACATCTTTGATTTGGATTAGTTCCTTTTACTCCGTCAATAACAGATTTAAGAGTTTGGGATCTATTTGCAGTAGCGGTTCCTAATAAGATATCTTCTTTATTTTGAGCTCTATATACAAATACTCTAAACATATTTATTTCAGGTTCACCTGATGTATAATCAGGTGCAGTTACTACTTTAAATGTGCCTGCTGCTGCTGCTGCTGGTGCTGCTGCTGCTGCTGCTGCTGCTGCTGCTGCTGGTGCTGGTGCTGCTGCTGCTGCTGGTGCTGCTGCTGCTGCTGCTGCTGCTGCTGCTGGTGCTGCTCTAGCTCCTGGTGCTGCTGCTGGTTTTCCAAGAAGGAATCCTCGTGGCAATCCCATATAATTTCCCTGTGCTGGTGCTGCTGGTGCTGCTGGTGCTGGTGGTTGTTGTACTGGTGCTAATGATTGTGCTATTGCTGTTTTAGCATCAGCAATCCATGCAGTTCTAGCAGCTTTATCTGCTAATCCGGCTAATTCAGTATTAGCATATGCAGCTGCTTCCATTAGTTTGTCATTATTTGTAGCTATTACAGCACTCATAACAGCGTCTGAAACAAATGGATGTGGTAGTGCATTAAATCTATCAAGGTATTGAACATATAATTGTTTATCAGCAGGAGTTAATGCTGATTCAGTTGCATCTAATGCTCTTCCACCAACTTGACTAATTAATTCAATATAGTTGTTTAAACGGTTCATATATATAATATATTATATATATATTATATAATTTAAAACTAAATATTTTTGAATATTTATAAAGAATTTTGTATTATTTTAAGTTGACTTAATTTCATAGAGAGTTTTGCAACTTCTGCTGCACTTAATTCGCGACTACCACTTGGACCTTTTGTAGCTTGCATTATTTTTAAATGAGCAAATAACATTGATATACGAACTTTTTTTACTCCTTTACTACCTGGTATACCTGTAAAATCTGCTATATTTAGAGCAGGATCATTTACATATGCCCTAATATCACTAACATCAACATTATTCATTGTATTAGTAGTTATCCACATGCTTGATAAATTAGTAAAACTAGTTGGTTTTGCTACAGGTACTACAGGTACTCCAGGTGCTGCTCCAGGTGCTGCTCTAGGTACTACAGGTGCACCAGGTGCTGCTCCAGGTGCTGCTCCAGGTACTACAGGTGCTCCAGGTGCTGCTCCAGGTGCTGCTCCAGGTACTACAGGTGCACCAGGTGCTGCTCCTGGTGCGCCTCCTGTTAATGCAGCAGCAATTCCTAATATTTCCCAATATTTATTATGAGTTCCACCAGTTAATTGACCTAATGTTGGTTCTCCAGATGTAATTGCAGCAGGTTGATTAACATGTTTTAACATTTCTGTAACTAATTCAACTTGATTATTTTTGAATTCATCTTTTTTATCATCTTTTAATTTAAGCTCTAATAACTTTTTACCAAGAGCATCTTCAAAATAATGATCATATACTGGTTTAAAAGTTCCAGCATTGATATTAGCCATTAATGCTGTATTAACTGCTCCACCTTTTATTCCATTTATTTTATATATACTTATATAATCTCTTAATGTTTCTGATAAAGTATCCATTATAATATATTTACTTTAGAAATTAATATAAAGTAAATTAATTTTAAAAATTAATTTTAAAAATTAAGGTTTTACTAATTTTTGAATCATTAAATCAAGTTTGATTAGTAAGTATGATTCACTTTAAAAGGGGCATTATTTATAATATGTATAAATAATATCTCTTTTTGTTGTGTATATTTCAAATTTTATTTTTTAAGTAAATAATAAAATTTTTTTATAAATAAACTTTTTAATTTGAGTACGCTAAACCAGCCATTCCACTCATGACACGTAATACGTTGTAGTTGACAGCGTATACGGAGAATTTGGAGTCATTGCCGAGGTAGTTATCCTTGAAGTTGTTTTCCTTGAGGCCAGTCTTGTTGTTTAAGCGTCCGAAGGTTACGTTGAGGGTTGCGTTATCAATACGGGAGAAGTTGCAAGTGCCGGAAGGTTGGTGTTCTTCGGGGTTGAGGGCAAAAGAGTATACGTTAACACCGTCGGCGGGGGTGTTAGAGAAGTGTTGCCAGGGTTGAACGTAGTTGAAGTATTCACCTTCGCGTTCAGAGAATCTGTCTTGTCCGTTGAGTTGGAGTAAAACTTTGAGGACTGAGTTTTCGGTTTCATCGAGTTGGGTGCCGAAGTTATCCCATTGGTTGACAAGTACATCAAATGTGTTGTCACCGTCACTGGCAACGGGAGTGACAGGTGCAGGGAGTTGTAAGTTGACGAGTTCATCACCATTGTCGAATGAAATGGTGTGTTTCATTGATGTGTCGAGTAATCCTTTGGTGGTTAATAAGGGGATTGAGATGAAAGAAAGAGGTAATAATTGTCCTAAGATAGTAATGTTATCTTTGTCGGGGCTTGCTTGAGAAGAAGTGGCGGCAATTGCAACGGGTTTAACTAAGTTGAATAATGCACCTAATTGATTTGCACTGGTACTGGGTTGGACGTTTCCGTAGGCATCAACTGTAACGAAGTTTCCAGAGTAGGCTGCAAACTTGAGGACAAAACGCTTGGTGGCTTCTAATCTGGTTAAATCGACGTCACTTGGGTGGTATGATAAGAAAGGGTTAGATTGAGTGTAGCGGCCGAGCTTGTTGACCCAGATTAAATACTTGCAAGGGTGATTTAAGTTGAGTCTGAATCTGGGTGATTCACCAGTTACGGATTCTTCACCAGGGAATTGTAAGGCTTCGATTAAGTATTCGTGGGAAGCTTGTGCAAAGCGTTTACGTTCTTCAGAATCGAGGTAGATGTAGTCTACGTAGAGAGAGCAATCGTTCATCTTGAGTGCTAAGTCTTTTGCGATCTTAGTTGTACTGTTTGCTGTGCCGGCTTCACAGATGATGAGTTGATCGATAGGTCTGAATTCAAAGTTGACTCTGACTTCGTGGTATTGGAGAGCGATTAAAGGTAATGCTAATCCATCGAAGCGGCAGAAGAAGAATCTCATGGGGACCCAGAGGGTGTATGCAGGGTGATTTGCGGAGAGTACGGTTAATTCAGGTACATTTCCGATCATTCTTGCATAACCACGGTCTTGGCCGAACTTTCTGGAGAGTTCATTCCAGATAGTTAACCATTCACCCCAGTGTTTGTCGATACGGGTGCCACCGATTTCGAGTTCAACAGTTTCGATTAAAGCGTGGCCGAGAGATGAAACCCATGCCCATTTGACACCAGCGTAGGCAGTGGAAACAGTTGAGTCTCCTTGGGAAACTTGTACTCTGAGGTACATTTTGGTGATTAAGTCACCGTTACGTACGACAGGGCATTGTACTTTGCGTCCGAAATCACCGGTTCCGTTGAAAGTTTGTTCGATTGATTCCATTGCAAAGTTAGTATGTCTTCTGTATACTACTTTGAAGAAAGTGATTTGAGGATTACCAGTAAGGTAAACATCTTGTGCGCCATAAGCTACTAATTGCATTAAACCTCCACCCATGATATATATAACTTTAATCTAGAAAAAAAATTTCTTGAAACTAATTTATTAAAAAAATAAAAACTATACTATTTTTTTAATTTAAAAAGAAAGCTTGTTTATTTAATATATATGTTTAAAAAGAAGAATTCTAAATACCATTCAATTCTTCAATCAATTAAAAAAACACCATCAAAATCTAATTTAGCAACAAGACATGAAGAAGTTATTAATGATTTTGATAAGAACAAAAAACAAATTGTTGATTTAACAACTGAACTAAAAAATATAGAAAATAAATTAAAGGATACGCATAATGTATCTGAAAAAAATACAATTAATATAAAAATATTAGAAATAAAAAATCAAATTCAGCAATTATCATTATACGATGAATTTGATTATTATCATGATGTATTTGATATATTAATGGAATATGAAGATGATACCCAAGACAAATTTAATTTATTAAATCAATATTTATCTAAAGTTGATAAGGAAACAGTTAATAAAGGCAATAAAAAAAGAAATAAATTTGATAATATTTCTAAATTATGTGAAAAATGTAATGATGAAATGATTTTAGATTTACATAATGGTTTATTAGTTTGTAGAATATGTGGAGAAAGTCAAACAATTTTAGTAGAAAGTGATATTCCTAATTATAAGGAAGATAGTAATGATACAAAAACGTATGTTGCATATAAGACAATGAATCATTTTAATGAATGGTTAAATAAAATTCAAGGTAAAGAAGTAATTGAA